GGTTACCGCTGGTTCAACATAACCACCCGGATACACTTTTTCAAATGAAGTTATAAGACCTTTAAATTTAGGAAACTTTTTTAATTTTTCACCATTATTTTTAATACAATATTGTATCTGTTTAATCCTATTATCGTCAACATCTTTATTATCATCTGTACCGATTTTTTTCATAAACTCAGTTTCATTTCCAAAATCAAGTTTTTTAAAGTCACCATATAAATCTCTTAAAACCTTTTTACACTGACCAAATCTTTTATCTTTACCAGTTAAGTTACCTTTTTCTTTTGGTTTATAAAATTCTGTACCATTAGCCTCATAAGTTTTATAGTCATAATTCTTAGTATCTTTTTCGTGATTACCCTCCTGTGTAGCGTTCTTCCACCCATCTTCTGCGGGTACATTTTCTTTTTGCCATTTTTCAAACGCTTCTTTATCTTGTTGTTTTTTTAACTTTGCCGCATCTTTTTGACGTTTTAGTTTTACCTCGTCTTTTTCTTTATACCACTTTTTTCCTGTGTTATCTTCTTTTACTTCAAAATCACCCTCTTCTCTACCTTCAGGTAAGGTGTCTGCATACCCTTGTTTTTTCAACTCATCTCCTGTTGGTGATGGTGGTGTATTAGGATCTTGTTCTATTATTAAGTTACCATATAGTCTTTCTTCTGTAAATAAAGACTTCATTCGTAACATTTGTTCGTTTAGTGTATTAAAATTTTTTTTCATAATAAAAAAGTTTTTATTTATAAATATTAAAAGGCATAGAAAAAGCCGCATATAGCGGCTTATTTATAAAATTTTATGTGTTAAAATAAAATTAGAATACGTTTATCGCTCTATCAAATCTAAATCCAACACTTATGGTTGCTAATTCGTTATCACTATAACCTAAAGAACCAAAGTCTGCATCGTTAATCTGTGTACCCTGTAAAATCCATTTTTGTACTACTACACCTGTTGGATCTAACATTTCTAATTCTACATCTTTTTTGTAACCTGCCGCATAACCTTGTCTACCAGTTACTGTTTCAGAGTGTAGTCTTACCCACTCCATTAATGCTTGTGTCGCTGAAGGACCGATTGGATCTCTAAATTCTACTGTTATAGAATCCCACTTAAATCTACCCGCAACAAACGTTGAGGTGTTTAAAAAAGGTATTTCTACTTCTTCACTAGTATATTTTGGTCTAGAACCAGTAGATACCCACCATTCTTGAATACCTAATTCATCAGGAAATCTAAAGATAAACCTATTCTTTCTTAATGGTTCGTAAGGAACCGGCATTCTCATTAATAAATCTGCCATAATTTTATTTTTTTATATTGTTGTTTTATTCTTTAATTATAAATATTCAGTTTTTGAAAAAAACATTATTTTTTGATGATAATTCTTTTTTTCTTTGGATTTTCTGGGTCAGAAGTGTCATAAACCAAAAAATTAACCTCCGGATAAAGTAATTTCAACTCCTCCTCAATATATAATTCAGCGCTTTCTATATTACCTAAATCATCATCACTAAACCCAATACTTATACCTTTATAACTTGGATCATCCTTTATTTTTTCTACCGCATTAACCACCCTATCAACAAAATTCTTCAATGCAATCATTTTTCCTACTTCAGGATTAGTGGCACTAGCATCGGCATCAAAGTTTTTTATAAACTCTGTAGAAGTAACAGGATAGTAGTCTTGTAAATTCAAATATTCCTCTATTGTAACCCCATGTAGATTAGATAACATAGTTTCTTTTTGTTCTTCTGTAAAAACAGTATCTATTATTACCTTTATACCTTCTTTAATTGCGTTAGGTGGGTTTCCACGTGCAGTTATAATAGAGAAGTCATTACCATACATTAAAGCTTCTATAAACTTATTAAAACTAGGTCCAAAAGACTTTTTCCTTAACGATTCTTTAGTATCTCTTATAAATGCGTTATAATCCCTAAAATCTTCGAAAGACTTTATAATGCTATTATCAACATATCTATATTTACTACCAATATCTTTTCTAACATCTCTAAATTCTTCAGTAGATATAGAAACAGGAACCCATTTACTACCCACTTTTTTTTCTAAATGTATTTGTGTAGGCATAAATAAAATATTATCATCCCAATCAAAAGAGTATGCTCGTTTTTTAAACTCAATTAATAAACTCTTTTGTCTTTGATTTAATTTTAATCTCATATTAATAAATATTTAACGGCATAAAAAAACCCACATAAAGTGGGTTATAATATAATTAAAATCTTTTATATACCAAAAGGGTTTTCACCTTGAATTAAATCATCCATCTCTGTTTTTTCCATAACACATTTAGAAATTGGTTCTAATTTAGATAAAATAATTTGTAAGTCTTCATAATCCATTGCCATACCACATTCTAATGCTTTTGTAGGATCTTGTTTCATTACCATTTCAATACACGCTGGTGGAATAGTTGCGATATCACTAAGAGAAGTATTCTCCATAATACAACTCATAACTATTTCTTGCATTTCATCTACATTTTGTTCATTTAAAACTCTTTTATTGGCTTCATTTATTGCCTGTCTCTTTAATTTTCCTAATCTACTCATATCATTTGTTTTATTTTATAAGGGAGGATAAAACCTCCCTTAATTTAATTATTTTTAAATATCATCAAAGTTAGCACCTGTGTTAGTAATATTAAATTCAATGTTAATATATTCTAACGTTCTAGTTGGTTTGATAAATATTCTACCATTTAATTCATTTCTATCAATAGACTCAGGTGTATCATCTAATACAACTCTAAAGTCAGTTAAACCTCTTTCTTTTCTAATATTATCTAAGATTGGGTTTACCAATGATAAGAATTGATTTCTTACTACTTCGTCATTTTGTTCGAATAATAATCTAATAGAAACTGCAGATATAAGTTTTCTCGCTTGAAGTAATAATCTTCTAACATTAATTCTATTTAATGCCGTTTCTTTTTCTTGTAATGTTTTATTACCCCATATAACAACTCCTACATCTGAGAATGTTGCCATTGGGTTAATTCTACCTTCATATAGAGTATCTCTTTGATCTAATGTTAGTTTAACTCTCGCTTTAATTGCATTTGTTGTACCTCTGTTTAAACCAGCTGATGCAAACCAAGGGAATGCAACGTTATCAGTTAAGGCAATGTTTCTAACAACCTCTAATGTTGGTGGTAACCAAACATATTGATTATTTTCAGTATCATTCATTTGTAACCATGGCCAGTATGTGGCGGAATAGTTACTATCAATCGCAGAATCTTCAACAAATGCAACTGCATCATCTGCAGACATAGGTTCACCACCACTATCAACATCCGGTGTTGTAATAATGTAAAGTGAATCTGCTCTATCAGTTTCAATCATATCAATTGCGTTTTCAACTAATGAAGTTTGATCGATAATGTCTAACCCTGGAGATGCGAATACGTTAATATTAACTGATTCTGGATTATTATAGGTATAAATACCATTAAGGAATGAATAATAATCAGATGTGTTACCTATATCACCTTCACTTGTTGTTGAAGGATAGAAGGTATTGACAATTTCACCTTGTTTACCGTCTGTTCCATTAATTGTATAAGAATCACCATTAGTTCTACTTTCTCTGTAAATATCCCATCCATCAAATCCACCGTAAGATGTAAAAGTGAATTTTCTTGCGGATAATCTTTCATATGGTCCGTTTTCTAAACTATTGTCAGTAGTAAATGCCGACACCCCAACTTGAAGTTCCGGTACATATACTGAACCATCAGATAAATCTATTTCTGCACCATTTGCATTTACATCTAAATGGAAACCATCTGTTTTACCAGTCCAATCTTCCCCATTATAATTTGGTATTGTTTGAGAACTACCCTTAAATGTGAAGAAATCTTGATCTACACCAATTTTAGAACTTAAACCTAAATATGTTCTTCTTAGTTTACCATTGGATATTCCTGTTTGATATTCGGTATTATATTCTATTTGTGGTGGTAATGCCGTTCTATTTTCACCAACGTAATCTCTAGTAGTTACACCCTCAAAACCTGCAGGAAATGAAGTTTCAGTGTTTTCATCACCCATAACAACCATTACATACTTACTTTTCAATGGAAACTCACCATCTAAAGTACCAATTCTTCTAGCGATATATCCATTACTCGTAGGATCCATACTTAATCTAGAGAATTTTTCTACTATTGATGGGTTTTCATCAGTATCATAGAAATTTCTTACTAATAAATCAAAAGTACCAGAATCTGGTTTTATGTTTATAATTGAAAATTTAACATCTTTATTGGCGTTATCACCATCAGAAATAGTTCTAAATTTAAATAATCTTTTTAAATTAGTACCTTGAAGTTGTGATAAAACCCATGGTGTCTCTGCCCAACTCCACTGACTTTGATAATTTTCTAGGTTTGTAGGGATTCTAACAAATGTTGTTTTTAAACCTCTTACTTTACCAGCATTATTTAAGTCAATTAAACAGTTAGTATATAAGTCACCAACAAATAACTCACTGTTACCGTCTTCAGGACTTAAACCTAATACACTTTCAATGTAATTCTTTTTAGTGTTATCTAATGACACACTATATGAGAATGAGTTACCCGCACTACTTGTACCAGTGATACTGAAAGTTGCTAGTGGGTCAGTCATAATTGCCGTAGTATCAAACATTTCTGTATCCGTACTACCGGTTACATCAAAAATAAGTTGTTCATCACCATCATACTCTCCACGAGACCTAATTGTTGCTATCACACTATCCTCAATTTCTGTGTAGGTATTAGCGGTATAAGTAACAACTGTACCTGTAGTTGTACCAGTAACAAAACCAGTACCCCCACTTCCAATCGCAGTTACTGTTAAATCAAATGTTGCACCTGAAAAGATAGAACCAGTTTTAATATATTGAGGACTAGTAATTGAAATTGTTTGTCCTGGAGATAATAAACCGATACCAGTAAATTGATTTGATATTAATCCATTATCATATAATGATTGTAATAATGCATTATCAAAAGTCATTGTGACTGGTGTGCCTGCGGTACTTGCAGAAAATAATAGTCCACCAGTTGATCCTGTAGATATTGGTGCCGCAGTAGAACTGTCTGCTGCAGAATCTAAAGTTATTGACCACGCTGGTCCTGCATCATATCCTGAATGCCCTAATACTCTACTAACATATAATTGGTTAGTTTGAGTAAGGAATGATTTAGCGATATAATTTAATTCGTATTTGTGATATCCAGTATCTTTAAATTTTGATGGATTTAGAGAACCGAAATAAGATGTAAAGTCGTCATAGTTTGAAATGAAGACTGGCTCAAATGCTGGTCCTTTTGGTGTTTCCCCTAATAAACCTAAAGTAGTTACCCCTACTTGTCTAGTTACAAAGGTTAAATCTTTTTCTGATGTGTATACACCAGGACTTACAAAAATTTTACTTGTCGATGCCATTTAAATTGTGTTTTAATTTCTTTTATTATTAAATTGTTTTTTATTATAAATATGCTTGTTTTTCTGAAAGTATTTGTTTTCTATTATATATTAGAAAAATAGTGTGACAAAAATCTTACTTTTATCATACTTATATAAAAACACCTATGAAAAGGACTAAAAATCTTAAGATTACACCGACAACACACACCATATTAAAAAAATATTGTGAGGAAAATGGATTAAAGATGTTCGCATTTGTAGAGAAATTAATTAAAGAACAATGCACACCCAAAAAAGATATTTATGGTGATGTATAAAAAAAAAGAGGGAGATTACTCCCCCTCTTTTAATGTTTAAATAAAACTTAGTTACTTATAAATTTAACCGATATTTAGTTTCCATTACGTACTTCTATAATACCTTTTAACTCTATTTGATAACTTTCCCACTCACTACGTGATTTATCATAAAGTTTAGAATCGTAATCTTTACCAAGATTATCTCTTTTCACTCTATCAGAATCTAATGAATCCATCATTAACTGATAATAATCATACATTGACTTTAATTTATCAACAGTATGTTCACTTCCATCACCGTGTAAATTTCTAGGATTTAAGAAATTAATTTCTGGTGTTACAATACCGTCATCACCTGATGGTTCTTCACCTGCTGGTTCTTCACCTGCTGGTTCACCAATAGGACCTTCCTGTGGTTTTTCACCATTATCAATTTGTGCGGGATCTTCATCTCCACCTTCAATTGGTTTTGGTTCTTCCTTCGGTTCTTCCTTTGGTTCTTCACCTGCTGGTTCTTCACCTGATGGTTTTTCATATACATCTCCGATTGGAGTAGTAGTTGAAAGATTCTCAAGTGCCTTACGTA